ATAAGAAATTCTGCATCTTCTCTAAATAATTGTTCTCCAGTGCTTCCTGCTCCTGCGCAGATAGCGGAACAACTATTAATTTCTTTGATGATAGTTCTTTCGGGACGGTTCCGCAAGCCACTAACAATAGCGTTATGCTTAGAATTAATAGCTTTAATTTCATTTTCTTTGTCCAGTTGAGTTAATACAAATTTCTTTTGCAGATCTTGGTATTTAATTTCTTGATCTTTTAATTGATTAATATAGGTATTTGCTTGTTTGTTATAAGTAGTTTTGTAACCGTAATCGTAGGATACATAACCAACAAATAAAGCGAATAATACTTGTAAAATAGATTTAATCATTAGGGTGCCCCGTTCCGTTGTTAATACACATCTTGTATTCTTCTTGGCGACGCTTAGTTAGCCCAGGTAGTGAATTACCTTTAAACTTATCCCATTTTAAAATTTCTTTGCATGCGCCCTCATAATCATACTGCTTTAGCTTTTTAACTAAGGTAGATTTACAGAAAGCATTTTCTCCAATATTGTATGTTAATGATACATAAGCACTGTACTCGTAGCTATACATAGGTACATCAGCACATTTTTTAACTGCTTGCTCAAACTTATTAGTGTCGTTTAGTAACCTAACTAAAGCTCTTTCTACGGTAATTTTATCACCAAGTTTTACATTATCGGTTGTACCAAACCCAATAGTAGCTACATCACCTTTGACGGGAGTATAAGCCTCTTCTCTGAAGCCTTCATGTATAGCTATGCTAATTAGAGCAGAAGCAGTAAGGGATAAGGAGACACTACGCATACGTTCTGTCATAGATACCTCCTTACACTATTTATTTATTTCTAATATCTTTATAGATAGAAAAAATCTTATGACCAATCATTAATACTGTATAAATTAAAGTAGCCCATAAAAGAATATCTGCTACTTGATAGCCAGCTACTGTGGCTAGAGAAACGGTTACGGGTGCTGCAGCTTTTGTTGCCATAGATGCCCCCGTTTCGGTAGTTTGTTGTAATGTAGTTGACATTTTATTCCTTATTTCCAGCGTGGCCCTTCAACCCAGGTAACAAGAGAATGTCTTGTACCTGAGGTAACAGGGGTAACCATATGTTCGAGATATGACGGGAAAACTAGAACAGAACCTTGTGGTTTAAAATCAGGGTTAGATACAGTTTTAAAATTAAATTCACCACCTTCATATTCTGAAGGATCATCTAGCTGAATCACTACAGTTAGCTTACGATCGTACGGTCGGTCATTAGACCAATCAATATCGTGATGCCAATCATAGAAACCGTTTTGTTCTGAGTGATATTCAGTGTATTGTATTTCAAATGGTTGATCGATATCAATAGAGAATGCGTTACGATTAGCTTCTTTAGCATAATTTAAAAGCATATCTCTAATTGATTGATCATATACCCACCTTATTTTAGACCTTCGGATAGTGGAGTCTGCTGAATTACTAGCAAAGATTCCACCATCTTTAGCAGGAAAAGTTTCACAAGCCTTTTTAATAGACTCACACTGTTCCTTAGTTAAGGCACTTGTCCATAGTTGCCATTCTTGTCGCATTTATTTACTTTCTAAATCTTTTACACGAGCCTCTAGCTCTTTAATTGCTTCTACAAGAATAGGAACTAATCTTGCATAATCTACAGTCAAGTAATTTTCACCGGACTTTGACGTAATCTCGCCTGTGAACTCATCTGTATGCATGTCGAACGGAGCTAATGAAACTACTTCAGGAGCAATTGCTTGAACATCCTGAGCAGACAATGCTAACTGTACTTTGTCGGTAGTATAACCAACAGACTTAGCTAGATCATTGTTTACATAGTAGAATCCGGTTAACTGCTTAACTTTATCTAATGCACCTACAATATCTCCAACTTTTGTCTTTAGACGCATGTCTGAGTAGTAGGCTGTTACGTTACCTGCCGCAGCGATTTGACCGTCTGTGTAGATGGACCTGCTGTTGTACGTACGAACCCACGTG